CGGACGACCTGGATCGGGATGCCCGCTTCCCGGGCGAGACGTACCGCGTTGCGGGTGCCACGGGAGACCCGGTAGGGGGCTGAGATCAGACGGCGGGCGTCGGGGTACTTGGCCACCATGGCGGCGTTGCGCCGGGGTCCGGCAGCCGGGCAGTAGTCGTCCAGCTTGCCGGGGTGCTCGATGTCACCGGGGCGCTTGCGGATACGGTGCCCGGCCGGGCAGTCGTCGGTGCAGTTGTCCCAGTCGGCGGGCATGGGGTCTTCGAGGACGCCAAGGGCTTCCCCGCAGTCCTTGATCCATTCCTTGATGGCTTGGTCGATGGACTGTGCTCCGGGGCAGTCGCCGTGTCCGACGACGACCCAGCCGGGGGCTTCGGTCAGGACGTACTTGGCGAGGGCGCTGGTGGCGGCTACGGGGTCCGGGTGCCATCGGGCGCCGGAGACGAGTACGACGGTGGTTTCTCCGAGGGCGCTCATACCATCCTCCAGCGGGCGATCTTGCGGCATCCTCCGCAGGCCATGCGGGGGCTGACGCGGAGCCAGGCGATACGGGTCACGGTCTGGCCGTGTCCGCAGCCGAGGCAGGCCAGACGGATCAGGCCGAGGGCGAGGGGGGTGTCACGCGGCATCTGAGGCCTCCGTGGCGTCGTTGATGTGCTGCCAGGTGACGCCGTTGATGGCGCGGCGCATGGCTCCGGCGGATACGCCGTAGCGGGTGGCGAGTTCGGCGGCGGAGATGCCGCCTGCGCGGTACTCCTTGCGGGCCTCGCGGACGCCGTCCTCGCTGAGGATCGCGCGGTGGTGGGCTGATCCCTTGTGTGCAGGCATGAGCATTCCTTTGCTAGTCGGTGAGGCCGTTGAACTCGGTGGGGATCTGCTGGAATCCGGCGTCCTGCATCAACTGCGGGACCGGGCGGCCCTTGCGGGCGTCGATGTGGACGTCCTTGAAGGCGCACTTCCAGCCGCACTCGCCCGGGTTGGGTCCGCTGTAGATGGGGAGGAAGCCGCCGTAGAGGGCCTGGGTGGTGGCCAGGGCGTCGCGGCGGATGGCTTCCAGCTCGATGGGCGTGCGGGGGACCATGATCCGCTGGTGGCGGGCTTCAAGGGTCTGGGCCTTGCCCTTGGTGGCGCCGGGTACGTCTCCGGCGTTCATCTTCTTTTTGGCTTCGGAGCGGACGCAGCCGTTGATGGTCAGGGCATGCGGATGGCTGCTGTTGCGGAATGCCCACTCGTACAGGCCGGTCTGATCGTCCAGTTCGAGCGCGAAGCGGGTGGAGAGGGAGGCGGCGGACTTGGATTCGATGGCGAAGATGCCGCCGAGGTCCAGGTCTTCGACTACGAGGTCGATGCGGTAGTCGAGGACGACGTCGCGGGGTCCGGCATGGGTGGTGATGGTGCCGAGGGGGGCCAGGCCTTTGTGCTCGACGTCGAGGAGCCGCCACTGAGGGTCACAGCCGTAGTGGGCCGTGTATCCGGCGTACATCCAGCGGAGGGTGTCGTAGTCGTCGGAGGAGAGGTTGCTGTACGTCTCGCCTCGGAGGGCTGCGGTGAGGGAGCCGTGGACGGCATCGCGGGCGACGGACAGCAGGCTCTTCTCGTCTTCGCTGCCCCGGTCCGGGGAAGTGCGGGTGTCCGTGAAGTCCTGGTAGTCCTTGATCACCGTGTAGTGGTTTTCCAGGACGCATTCGTGCCAGGCGGAGCCGATCTGGAGCTTCTTGTCCGCGTTGACGATTCGCCAGCCGTCGAAGTAGTGCCAGCGATGTTTGAGCGGGCAGTCCCGGCCGGTGGTGAGGCCGGTGTAGCTGACCTTGATCGGCGGGAGCGTGATCGCGGGCATGAGGGATGCCTCCGAGGGGCGGTGGGATTGAGGTTCTATCCTAGCAACTTCAGTGGGTGGGGCTAGCACCTCGGAGCCCTCACGGGCCGCGTTTACCGGGGCTGGGACCGATGATACGCGTAAATAGCCCTGCAACAAGTCCTGCGTACGGAGTCTGCATCAGAAAACACGAAAGGGAGGCTCCGGGTTATCCGGGGCCTCCCTTTCGGAAGTGCTGTACTCAGCCGATGCTGTCGGCGGCCTCGATCTCTCCACGCTCGATCGCCACCCGTACAGCGTCTGTCGGATTGTCGGCGCCGAGTGCTACCACGGCCGCACCTACGTAGGACCGGGCCGTGCCGATGGCAAGACCCATCGCTTCGGCGATCTCGCCATACTTCTTGCCCAGGGCGTAGTGCTGGAGCGCTTCCTTCTGCCGGGGGTAGAGAGCACGCTGCCGGTTGCGCTTCTCGAACCAGACGCTTTCTTCAGGGGGTGCTGCTGAGGTCATCAAGGGTTCTCCTGGCCGTAAAGGGGGACGTGGTCTTATCTACCCTATGCCAAGGTGATCCCGTCGACAAGCCCGGCGCGGATCAGACCGTGCCAGAAGTGCAGTTCAGAACTCCTCTGGTGGTCCCCCGTGCTGTACCGGGCGGCGTTCTTTCCGGGGGGCGAGACCGGCCGGATCCCGGCGTCCCTCAGCAGGGCCGAGGTAGGTCCGGTCAGTACCGTGTTCGGCTGCCAGTACACCTCGATGTGCTGGGCGAACAGCATGCAGTGCATCCGGACCCAGCCGATGAGCTGGGACGTCGGCATTGCGGACCCGATCAGCTTGTGGGCACGTTCTTTGTCCAGCCGGAACATCTCGCCGTAAATGCAGTCGATCCCCGCCGCGTTCTTCGCGAACCAGCGGATGAACTCGTCCGGGTTCATCTCGAACGTGTCGTAGACCCGCCAGCCCGGAGACCGGAGTTCCCACGTGGGCCGGGAGGCGTTCGGGGTGATGTCGACAAAATTGCGGCAGGCGAGGGTGACGCCGACGTGGCCCTTGTCGTCTCCGGCGTCCGACCCGCCGGGGTCGAATCCGATGACGACGGTGTCGTCCTCGGTGACCCGGGGGTAGACGACCGGCTCCGGCCGCCGTGCGACGGCGGGGGCCTGGGGGGCGGTGTTGGTAATGCTAGGCACTGTTCAGTCCTCCAGCAGGGCGACGGTCACAGAGAGTCTCCTTGGTTGGTGTCTCTCGGTAGGTATCTACCCTAGCACCTAAAGAAGTTCCCTCACAACTCCCCAGCTCAGGTGCCTGATCTGCCGATCCAGTTTCGTCGCCAGCAGCTCCCGTTTGCCCTCATCCACCGTCTTCGGCGTCACATAGTCGTACGCCGTGACCGGCCGGGTCTGCCCCAGCCGGTGAACCCGCCGCAGCGCCTGCTGGTTGCGGGACGGCTTCCAGGAGTGCTCGACAAATATGACCAAATCGGCCGCTGTGAGCGTCAAGCCCTCTGAGATCGTCTCCAGGGATCCGACCAGAACGTCCAGCTCACCGGCCTGGAAGGCTTCCACGAAAGCCAGTCGGTCCGCCTTGTTCGTACGGCCGTCGATCTGCTCCGCCTTCTTGCCGCACTGCCGGGCCACCTCCGTGCACGCGCTCACCGTGTCCTGATAGTGCGCCACCACCAGCGTGGGATACGTCCGCTCGGACAGGTCGAACCGGAGCTGCTCCAGCTTCCCGGACTCTTCGATGCTTCCGGTGAAGATGCCGAGCCCGGTGGCGATCTTGTCCAGCTTCACGTGCGAGGCTCCCTTGGACCATGCGACCTCGTAATTGCCGTCCAGGTTGTGTGCCAGGCAGTCCTTCTTCATCTTCCGGTACTGGATGCCCTGCGTCTTGGTCATCGGGGTGAGGATGGTCTGCATCTCCAGCGGGGGCAGGTCGGTCAGTACGTCGTCCCGCAGGCGCTGGATGTACAGCTCCCCCAGGCTCTCCTGGAAGAACCGCTGGTAGTGCTCGCACGGATCCCAGGCTGGCCGGTTCAGGCATTCCGGGTAGCAGTGCAGGAGGTCCCCGACGACCTTGGCGTGTTCTCCGCCGTGCTTGGACTCGCCGACGTGGAACCACTGGGCGATCCACCGCCAGTAGCTGCCGAACTTCTGACCGTTGCCAGACAGGTGCGGGTACAGCAGTTGGAGCGGGGCGAACAGTTCGGGGGCGAAGTTGGAGATGGGGGTGCCGGAGGCCAGCCAGAGCCGGTCGGTCATCTTGGAGAGGATCCGCAGGGCTTCGACCCAGCTCGTTTTGCGGCCCTTCAGCAACTGGGCTTCGTCGCAGATGATCGTGTCCCACTCCTGGAGGTATTCCGGGCGGGGTTCGGGGACGACGCGTACGGAGGGCCGCTTGCGCTTGTGGTTGCCCTTGGCGTCCAGGAGGGGCCGGTAGCCGGGCAGGAGGCGCCCGAAGTCGGGGCTGTCCTCGTAGTCGTCCAGGACGGCGGGCTCTTCGTAGACGTCGGTGGTGGCGGCCAGCGCCTCGTACAGGAAGGGGCCCGGGGTTGTTTCGCGGCGGCAGAGCGAGGTGTAGGGGACGTAGGTGAAGCGGGAGGGGTCGTCGGCCCAGCGGTTGACCTCGTTGCGCCAGGTTCCGGAGTCCAGGATCATCGCCGGGGCGAGGATGAGGGTCTTGCCGACGGAGGCTTCGATCAGTTGCCTTGATTTACCAGTCAACCAAGTCCCGGATCATCGGCCAAATAGGCGCGAGGGTGGGACTGGAGGAACATCACCCCCGCTCGCTGGTAGGACCGGAGCGGCGGCTTAACGTCCATTGAGGTAACCCTCGATCTCAGTGCGGTAGGTCTCGTACCAGCCCAGACGCCGGTTGCAGGGCCCACACAGGAACCCTCGGATCTCGTCCTTGGAGCCCAGGCGCTTGTCCCGTTCGAATCCCTCGGGGTGCCTGTGGTCGATGTGCAGCGTGCGGTCTTCCTTGCGCTGAGAGTCCTGGTTAGGGACCCGTCCGCAGATTCCGCAGATGTAGCCCACTTCCTGTTTCATCTGCGCCAGCTCTTCCGGGGTGATCCCGTAGCGCCGCATGAGCAGGGAGGTCCGCACGCTCTTACGTGCCTTTTCCGGGTTGGCGTCTCGCCACGTCTTCGAAGAGACGGCGTCACAGGGGAGGCACACCCAGCGCACGCGAGTCTCCCCAGGAGAATCCCGGCACGTCTTAGGAAGGGAGCATTTCCGACAGGTGGGAGTGGCGCGGGGCATTTTGTTCCTTTCGCGTAAAAGTGAGGAACCCCGGCAGGGAGCCGGGGCTCGACCTGCCGGGGTTCACCGGGGTCCTCGGGGTTGATTGCTCTTCCCCTGTTCCCGGTGCCGCCTTAGCCCTGTGCGGGAGGACGTCGGCGGACGTTTAGGGGGTAATCCCTCTCCGAGACGGCCGGGCATCTCAGACCGGCCGCAACGGAGATGTGGATCACGCTCCTAGGTCAGGGATGTTTCCATCGTGTCGGGCTGCGTGTTCTTGGTTGCGTCCGTCATGAGGGCGATCACCTGACCTTTCGCTGTATCTACTGTAGCAGGAGGGCGGTCGGGAGTCCTATCACCTTGCGTGGAGTGCGACGGTGTCATCGACCCGCAGCGTGAAGCCCTGATCGATGAGTTTGTCCGCGTACGCGTTGGTGTGGTGCCCGCAGAACGTGAGGGAAAGGTGCCTTATGCCCCACGTTGTGTAGCCCTGCGCCCGGCAGCGGTCGCAACGGTCTTGGGCTGTGTGCTGCATACCGGCCACGTTTACCGCCTCTGCTAGAAACGCTGCATGGGGTTGATCTTAGCGCTCGAAGGGGCGGCAGCCCAGAGGGAACCGCCGCCCTTTCGCACAGGTCAGGCGCCTGCGGGGACCTTCGCAGCCCGACGGGCCTTGAATGCGGCCTTGGCCACCGCGAACGCGGCAGGAAGGGCCGCCAGCAGGGCCGCCTGGGTCGCGGCGAAGCTGTGCAGGTTGGTGACGTCGGCCAGCTCCAGACCCAGGAAGGTCTGGACGTAGGTAGCGCCGGTGCGCTCCGCTAAGTCCCGCAGGAACTCACGGTTCAGGTACTTCTCCACAGGGTGCCTCTCACTCTGTTTGCGACACGGGGCCGCTTACCAGCCCCGCTGTACTGGGATCCGCACGATGAATCCGGGTGGGACGTCGGCGGCGGCAGGGTGGCCGTGGAGTTGAGCGATGCGGTCGGCGTCCTTGTTGGAGGGGGCGATCCAGCCGCAGGCCCGCATGAGGAGTCGTAGCGGCAGCCCGGGGAAGACGGTGGCCACCTGGTAGGGGATCTCGCCTTCGGGCCGCTTGATCGGTGGTGTGAAGGCTTCCGGGATGTACCTCTGGTAGGCGTCGGAGGCGTACTCGGGCCACATCTTGAGCCCGTTCATGTACGTCAGGGCGACGGCGGCCAGGCACTGGTGGGTGAAGTCCTCCAGGAGCCATTCACGGTCGCGGGGGGTGCCGTGGCCGGTGGCCTGGGGCCGGGTCTCGATCTGGAAGCAGCCGACGCGCTCCTTCTCGTCCCGGAGGGTGACCAGATCGCTCTGGGCCTCTCCCTGGCTACCGGAGGCGGCCAGTGCGATGGCGGCCAGGGTCTCTGCGGTGTCCGGCTCCTGCCAGGTCCGGGTGCGGGCCCCGGCGTCTATGAGGGCCTGCCGGAGCTGCGCGCGGTTGACCTGCATCAGTCGCCGTCCCCTGACGCGGGAGGAACGCGGACCGGCTCGTCGTCGGCGAAGGTCCACAACAGGGCCTCCAGCTCCGGAGGGGTCCCGTGTGTGGGGTTCACGGCGTTGCGTCTCATGTCGGAACGGAGGTCCAGGATGTGCCGGAGAGCCAGCCGAAGTAATCGTTCCATCTTGACGGTCTTCGCTTCCTGGACTTCTTGCCGCTTCTCGAATTCTTCCATGCGTTCGTGGTACGCCTTCTTGAATACCTCGAACTCGCTGCTTTTGAGTTTCCGGTCTTCCGTGGCCTTCGTGTTACGGGAGGCGAACCGGGCACCGCCGTATAGGCATAAGCTCCCGACTATTGCTGCCCCGGCGCTGACGAGGCTATCCGTACCACTCACTTGATGTGCCTCTCGGGACTGTTTATCGGTTTAGCAGATCATACCAAAGCAGGCCATTTCGGCCCCAGCCTCTTATCCGGCCGGAGGGGGCTCCGAGACGGTGAAGGTACGGCGCCCATTCTCCTGGGCCACCGCAGTGGTGTACGTAACCCACGACAGACCGGCGCACGCGGTCTTCAACGCGACGCACAGTTCATCGATCTGATCCTCTGTGAGCAGCATGTTTGTGTTGATCACGCCGTTCACCGCAGAGCCGTCCGTACCGGCCACGGTGTAACTCACCTGAACCTGCGTGTCCGTCGGGGCGTAGTCCGGGGACCCGCTCGGGTAATGCCGTACAAGACTCATGGGAATTCTCCTTAGGCCAGCTCGGCTGTTCCGCCGAGACGGATGAAGTTGCTCGCCGCCCAGGCGCCACCGCCCGGAGTCGGAGAGGCCCCGATACGGGAAAGTGCAGTGCTGGTATTCGACGTGTACGACCAGAGGGACAGGGTGGTAGCTGTTTCGGCCTGACCCACCACTAAATACCGGTTTGAAGCGGTAACGACCTGACCAGGGAAAGGTGTGACAAAAAGGCTGCTAGACGCAATGCTGAAAGGCAGTCCGGATACCGTCCAAACGCCGGTCCCGAAAGTGGTGTCCGCCGCGATAGAGAACGAGATGTAAAACAGGACGCTCTTGCCCTGGAGCTGGTAGCGGACCCACAAGGAACCGCTGCCCAGGGAGAACGTTCCAGACGCCGGGGTCATCGTCAGGTTGGTCTGCGTCCAGGGACCTGCCTGAACCAGCGTCACCCAGGAGGTGCCGTTGTAGAGCTGATCGGCCTTCAGGTCGACCCGATAGCAGCGGTCACCATTTTGGGGGGAGGGGAACGCGGCGGTCCGGGCCGCCTGATCGGCCACCTGAGTGATCACCAGATGGTCCACCGTCAGGGCCAGGGCCTGAACGAGGGGGTCCGCCGTGTTGTACGGCAGGTGCGCGCGGGTGGTGAACGAGGGGAACCCGGCATCTGCGGACCGCTGCATCTCGATCGCCTTGGTGGCTGCGAGGTCGACGGACTTGGGGGACAGTGCCCAGCGCACTCCCGAGCCGGTACCGAAATCCAGCCACAGCGTGCCGATGTAGTTGTCGGGGCCGTAGAAAGCAACCTGCCCGTTGGCGTCGGAGGTCACCGAGCTGATGGCGGTACCGGTGACTGTCTGAAGATCCGTGATCAGGAAGCCGCCGGAGCGCGAGTTGTAGACGGCCGCCCCGGCATTGAGAAGGGGCTGCCCGTAGGGATTGACGACAGCCCCGTCGCCTCCGCCGCCGTACAGGTAACGCGCCATCAGCAGACCCTTTCCCAGAACCAGCCGTGCTGGATGACGATGTTCGACGCGGACGCGGTACCCCATTGGACGCCGAAGTGGAGGCTCTGCAACGTCGTCGTGTCACGGGTCGCGGTGGCCGTGCCGTCCGTGCGCACAGCGGGGTCCGAGCTGCTGAGGGTTCCCGAGGACGTAATGGACGTTTCGGTGCTCAGGTTGCCGAACCAGGTACCGCTCGCCCCGGTGGTCAGGATTGTGACGTGACCCACGGCTCGCCACGCACGAAGGGTCGGGGTCGCGTTGGAGATGGCGGTGAAGGCCCCAGAACCCAGGATCGTGCCGCCGACGCCGCCGACGCGCAGACGGAAAGTCACCGTCGGGGTCGTGGATGCGGCTTGGATGATATTCCCGTATCCGGTGACGCGGAACGTCGCTCCTGCGGGGCTGTTCGCAGGCACGGAGAGTCCGGACAGGGCTGTCTCGGTCGCCGTATTGGAGACGGTGACGGTGCCGCCGACGGAACCGAAGCTGGTCGCGAAGGACGTGCTGCGCCAGACGCCCAGGCTGCCGTTGTACGTCTGTTCGGTGTTCAGGTCGGTGCGCCAGCAGCGGTCACCACTCACCGGGGACGGGAACGCTGCGTCCCGGGCCGCCTGGGACGCGACACGCGGGATGACCAGTGGGTCGAGCTTGGATGCCAGCGCCTGTTCCAGTGGGTCGTTCGCGTGGTACGGCAGCGCTGCCTTGGTGGTGAAGGATGCCCCGGTGAAGTCGGCTGCCCGCTGGACGGCAATCGCCTGTGCAGAGGCCAGATCAACGGCTTTCGGGGAGATGGCCCACCGGGGTCCGACGCCGAAACTCAGCCACAGGACGCCGATGTACGCGTCCGGGCCGTAGAAAATTGCCTGTCCGTAGCTGTCGGTCGTCACCGTCGTGATGGCCGCGCCGGACATGTTCTGTAAGTCTGTAACGCTTGTTCCGCCGGTCCGGGCGTTGTAGACCGATGCAGTTGCATTGGCGTAAGGCGCGCCGGACGGCTGGATGATATCGCCGTCTCCGCCGCCGCCGTAAATGAAGCGTGTCATGGATCAGGTCCCCTCAGGCGCCAGGAAGGACAAAGCCGTCGAGGCCGACCCATGAGGTCTGTACGCCGGTACCGAAGTAAGCGACGATGTTTCCGCTGGGGGGGATGGAGAGCTTGCAGGTACCGGGAGGTGCATTGGTACCGGAGACGGAAATGGGCACGGCAGCCTCGTAATAGGGCTGGATCGTACTCAGGGCGACGGCTGCGGGAAGCGATCCGAGGGTGGTAACGCTCGCGATGTTCGTGCCGTTGACCGTGGCGATGTTTCCCCAGAGGGTCCAGGTGTTCATGGCCGAGTTGTAGACGGCCACAGGGTTTTTACCGTTGGTGGCTTGGAATCCGTCGGCCAGGTTGATGGCGACAGGGGTCGGCGTGACCGGGGCGGTCCAGACCGCCGACCAGATGGAGGTACCCACGTCGGAGGTCTTGACGTAGACCCCGACAACCTCGGTGGTACCGGAATCTCGGACCACGCAGATGACACCGGACGGTGCGTTGAAGTACTTGCTGTCCCGGTCCGTCGTGGATGTGGCCGTGAGAATGAGCCTGGCATCCATGGTGGATACCAGTTGGGTTAACCAGTAGGGGACGTCATTAGTGCCCGCACTGTCCGGTACCGGAAGCGTTGAAAAGGCACTGTATAAGGCTCCCATGGTTTCCCTCCTTTACTCTCGATCAACTATACCGATTAAAGCGCCCGGAAACCGCCGGAGAGCTTGCTGAAAATCACGTAGCTGGCATCCCAGGGGGTCGTGGTGACCGGTTTCACGGCGAACCCTTTGATGGTCGGGGTGACCGCTGTGATTGCCGTCCACCAGTCCCCCGGGATGCGGACGATGCGAACCTCCCCGGCTTCCAGTTGGAAATACACGGGGCTGAAAGAGTCCGTGTCCAGGGTGATCTGGGAGGACCCTGACGGGAGGGTGTTGTAGTTGTGCGGGCAGAGCTGGAGCTGAACGGCTTCCCGCTGTCCGTGCAGGGTGTTGACCCGGGCGACGTACACGTACATGAGCACCTTGGTGGTCCCGTTTGCGGGGAGGGTGTTGTTCGTGCCGTTGTAGTAGGACCAGGCCAGAAGCGCCGGTTGGTCGGAGGGGGCGGCTGTCTGCCCTACGTAGCCTTCGAATCCGGGGTCGACTGTTCCCCGGGAGCGCAGGGTGGTCATGTCGTAGACGGTGTAGCCGGAGTTCTGTGTGGACGGGCCGGTCCAGGCCGAATCGATGCCCCCGGAGCGTCCGAGGACCAGCCAGGCGTTGCCTCCGAGGTCGAGTACCTGGACGACGTCGCCTATGTTGCGCTGGGTGTAGGACGCCAGGCAGGGCACGCCGAAGATCTGGGAGGTGCCATAGGACAGGTTGACCAGGCCGTCTTCGCGGTAGGAGGAGACGGTGGCGCGGATCGTCTGCACGGACTTGCCGGAGGCGGTCAGCTTGGCCAGGAGGCTTGCGGCATCAGACATGGATGGTGATCTCCTGCTTCGTGCTGCGGGTCGTGTAGGAGGCGGCTCCGGTGCCCCACGAGTAGCTGATGGCGTCCACGATGTGGCGTTCGTAGCGGCCGTCAAGGCGGCTGACGACGATGACGTCGCCGGACTCCTGTGCTGGGTGGTAGCGGCCGGTGAGGGTCAGGGTCTTGGACTCGCCCATGACGTCGGCCAGGATCGCTTTGCCGACGCGCCAGGCCTGCCGGTCGTTGATGATCAGCGGGGAGTCGTACTTGTACGGCTTCACGCCGAAGTGCCCGGCCAGCTCCGGTTGTTTGATCGGGTCGGGTCCGGCGTAGGTCTTGGAGCGCGGGTCGTCGTCCCAGACGAAGATGGGACCGACGGCGTTACTGCCGTCGGCGGGCGTACCGGTGACCACCACGAGGTTGTAGACGCCGCCCCGGTCGTAGGCGAACGCTGAGGCCAGCTTGGTCCGGTTGTCCTCTGAGACCGTCCACACGGGGTCGTCAAGCAGGGAAGGGCGCCGGGTGAAGGTGAAGGCTCCGGAGGCGTCACAGAGGGCGTCAGCGCCCAGCGCGGTGGCAATGGAGGCGTCCGAGGACGTGCCGTGGATGACCGCCCAGCGGTCCGAGTCCACGGCCATGGAGACCATGCCGGTGCGGTAGGCCAGCCGCTCGTCCCAGTTGAACCGTGCGTCCGGGACGGCCTCGGTGATCAGTTTCTCCGCTTGCCTGCGGTATGTCATCGACCGGCTGTCCGGGAGGTTGCGGGCTACGGGGAACTGGGAGTCGATGACGTCCTGTTCGAAACTCGCGCCGTCGATCACCAGGTTGTTGGTGTTCTCCACCACGGAGGTCACCGAGTACACCCCGGCCGGTAAGTACTCCGGGGAGGATCCCAGGAAGTAGACGGCTATGCGCAGGCGCAGGCGGCAGCCGTAGGCGTGGATCCCCTCGAAGCCGACGGTGACGGTTTTGGCGACGGTCGCGCTCAGGGTCCAGCGGGTGGTGCTGGTGCGGTCCTGGGTGTGCTGGCCGCTGACCACGGTCAGCGGGTACCAGGTCTTCCAGTCCGGGGACCACTCCAGTACCGGCTGGATCTGTAAGGCCGTGCCGTCGGCCATCGCCCGCGCGAGGCGGTCGGAGTGGGTGAGCATCAGATGTTCTCCATGCTCACCGAGTCGAAGTAGGCGACTTGGGCGGCAGCGGTCGCGGTGATGACGACGTTGCAGATGGCTAACGCCGCCCCGGGTGGGGGTGTGACGGACAGGGCAACCCGCGTCCAGGTTCCGGGGGTCAGGGCGACGCTGCGGCCCCATTCGGACAGGGAGTCGGTGCTGAGGTAGCCGCCCGCGCCGTCCAGCCAGTCGATGAGCAGGTCGGTCATCAGGCCCGTAACGGAGTTCACCCACATCGAGTACGTGTAGGTACGACCCGGGGAGACCCGGAACTGCGGGATGCCTGTGGCGCCCATCAGTCCGGCTGCGGTGGCGGTGAGCCTGCGGGAGTAGAGACCCCGGAAGGGGAGGGCTGTGGTCCGCAGGATGGTCGTGTTGCCGTTGTAGGCGTTCCAGCCGTTTCCGGGGGCGGATCCGCTTTCGCCCTCGGAGGTGTAGGCGTCCATCATGTTGCCGCCCTGGATGGCGTCGAACGGCACGGGCAGGACGTCGGAGAACAGGGCGGACTGCGCGGAGTCCGCTGCGAACGTGTAGGTCGGGTTCGTGACGGTCTGTCCGTAGGTGTTGGGGCGGCCGACCTCGATGAGACCGAGCTGCCACAGGTACACGCCCCGGCCGGTGGTCGCGGACTGTGCCGCGTAGGAGACATCGTCCACGGTGAAGTAGCCGTCAGGGCGCTCCCACAGCGACGACTTGCGCATGATCACGGTCTGGTTCAGCAGCTTCTGCATGGCTGCGAACTCCTGCTGGCCGACCGTGAGGACGGAGATGGACGTGCCCAGCCCGTTACGGGTGTCCGAGGTGACCACGGGGTAGGGGCTGCCCAGCGCGGTCTGCTTGTCGGTGCGCCCGTTGTAGCTGCCGCTGAGCGTGCCGGTTCCCCGGGCCTGGATGGAGGCACCGGGGTCTTCCAGGTTGACCAGCCACATGTCGGGTGCCCGGTAGCCGCCTGCCGGGGCGGAGGTGGCGATGGAAGCCTGGGCAGACGGCTGTGCAAGGGCGCCGGTCGCGTCGACCGGTACCGCGTAGTAGGAGACGGCCTGGCCCAGGGGGGCCTCCTGGTCGTACAGCCACCCCTCCCCTGCGTAGTTGAGGTAGGGGTCTCCCCCGCGCACGGTGTGCACGGTGTTGTCGGCGTTCTTGCGGTAGACGGTGCACCGGAAGGGGCTGGACCAGGAGGACAGGTCCAGGCTGTAGTCGATCTTGATCCGGACGCCGCCGAACGTGGGGTCGTCAATGGCCCGGATGCGCCCGTCGAACGAGGTCGCATCGACGGTCGAGGAGGAGACCGGGGAGGCTACGGGGACTACAACCGGCATGTCACTTCTTCTTTCCTGCAACCGCCACGATCTCGGACACCTTTTCCTCCACGACCTTTTCCGTGTGGGCCCGGAACTTCTTGCCGTCGATGGTCACCATAATGGTATGCGGTGCGGTGACGGTTACCTTGGCCCCGGCCAATGCCTTTGACTGGGCCTTCAAGGTGCTCAGGCCGAAGCCGTCTTCCGCAGCGGAATCCGCGTACTTTCCCGAAGCCGTTTCCAGTTCCTTGTACGTGGAGTTGAGCTTTTTCAGGTCGGCGGCCGTGGAGGTGCGGGCCAGGGACTGGGCGAGCTGGCCGCCCTGCTCCGGACCCATGGCGGCGATCTGCTGGATCAGGCCCTGAGACATGCCGAGCTTGGCCAACGTGTGCAGGTTGACCTGGAAATCCTTGATGGCCTTGATCTTCGCCTGGAGCTGCTGTGTGAAGCTCGCGGCCCGGTTGCCGGACAGGCTCGACAGGGCGCCGGTCTGCATCGCGGCATCCTTGTAACCGGCGCGGGCATCGGTTGCCACCTGGATCTTCGCGTCGATGGCAGCCTTCTTGCCTGCGATGTAATCCTGGGCCGCCTTGCGCTCCTTCGCGATTTCAGCGTCGCGGGCCTTTTTCTTCGCGGCGGCGAGAGTAGCGGCATCCTTGCGCTCCTGCTCCACGGCCTTCGATGCGTTCTTGTACCTCTTCTCATTCAGCTTGATCAGCTTGGTGTCGGAAGCTATTTCCTTGTTGGCCTTGTCGATCTGCTTGTCGTACTTGGCCATTTCCTTCTTTGCGGCGGCCTGCTCCTTGGCAGTCGTCGCGTTCAGGTACTTCTTGTGCGCTTCGTCGTATTTCTTCTGTGCGGCGTCGCGGCGTGCCCTGTCCCTGTCGCGCTCTTCGTACGCCTCACGGACGACATGGCGCTGATGACGGGTGCCGGTGCCGGAGGCGTAGCCGTGAAGGCTGCCCATGGCGGCCATGTGCATGGAGTCACGGTGGTTGTAGACGGTCTCGCCGCCGTGGAAATTGACCAGCTCGGGGCCGCGTTCGCCGACCCAGGCCAGGCCGGAGGCCGCCCCGTCGGTACCCGTCCAGTAGCCCTTCGGAGCCTTGTTGGCGTTGGCCTGCTGAACGTTGTTGATGTTGCCGTACCGGGACACGATGTACCGGATCGCGGCTGCGACGTTGGCAACCGGGTCGGTGATGGAGCGGTCCGCGAGGGCCGCCGGGACGTAGGCGTGGAAAGTGCCCGGAATCGTCTGGGCCAGGCCCTGTGACGGGTGGCCCGCTTTGGCGTTGCTGTCCGTCAAGTTGATCGCGTTCGCGTTCCAGCCGGATTCGCGCGTGATCAAGGTGTTGAGACCGGCCTGCCAGGCGCCCTTCGTGCCGGGCGGGGGGACGTTCGCGTACTTCATCGCCGAGTTGATGATGGCCAGGTGGCGTCCCTCGGGGATCTTCCCGCCGACGGCCAGCGCCTTCTTGTCCTCGCGGTTGACCCAGCCCTTGATGTCCTCCAGGGGCTTTTTCATGACCCCACCTGCGAGGTTGCTCCAGTCACCGCTGCCCGGAACGATCTTGTCGATAGCGCCTTCGGCCTTGTTGATGACCGGGTTGACGATGGCGGCCAGCGCACCCAGGGCGGCGTCCTCCAGGGCGTCCAGGCCCTTGTTGGCCGCGCTCTTGAGGGCGGAACCCGCATCCGAGATCCAGCCGCCCACGCCGAAGCGCCCCGTCGTGTTGGCGCCCATGACGGGGCGTCCGCCGTGCAGGGAGGACCGGAACGCCTGGACGGCGTGGTGACCGCCCATGGCGGCGACGTCCTCGCGGGTGAAGACGTGTTCGTCCGGCATGAGGACGGCGTTGACGGAGTCCTTGCCCGGCCGGGAGCCTGGGGTGTGCGGGACGGGACCACCGGCGGCGAAGTGCGGGATCTTGTCGGTGTTGATCCTGCCCAGCGGGTTCTTCTGGTGGACGAAGCTCGCGATCTTGTCCATGATCTTGTAGATCGCGTCATTCCAGACATACTTGGCAACCCAGTAGATCGGGGTACCAATCGCCTTCTTGACGTTGTCCCAGACCTTCTGAATGCCCTTCCACGCCGAGTCGAAGGCGTCGATCAGGCCCTTCTTCATCGTCGTTCCCCAGCCGGGGATCGTCTTGGTGAAGAACGTGCCCATCGGGGAGAAAACGTTCTCCTTGATGGCCCGCCACTTGTCGCCGATCCAGTCCTGGATGCTCTGGAAGACCGGCTTGATGGAGCCCTGCCACAGCTCCCGGGCCCGCCCGGCAACCGCGTCCCAGGCAGGCTTGATGATGTGGTTGTAGACCCACTTGAAGCCGTTCGCCATCGCGTGCCAGCCGTCGCCGATCCAGCCGAACACCGGACCCAGGGTGTGATTCCACACGGCCTTTCCGGCTGAGGCGAAGGCGTCCCAGGCAGGCTTGAGGATGTGGTTCGTGACCCACTTGAACCCGGTACCCAGGGCGTGCCAGCCGTCCGAGATCCAGCCCAGCACCGGCTTGATCCCGAACACCCACAGCGCCTTGATCGCCGCCTCGAACAGGATGAAAACGACCTTGAAAATCGTGGAGTAGACCGTCCACCAGATCTTGCCGAGGAAGATGAAGACGTCGGCGATACCCATGATGACCGGCTTGATGTAGCCCCACAGCCAGGCAGCTCCGGCCGCGATGCCGTTCCAGACACCCTTGATGACCCCCCAGACCTTGGTCCAGTTGGCAGCGATCCACATGACCGCACCGAGCGGGCCGAGCAGGAGGGCGAGCAGGCCGAACTTGCCGCGCAGGAACTCCACGGTCGCGTGGAACGCGGACTTGATCTTGTCCCACACCCAGTGCCAAAGCTGCTGGAACCAGGTGGTTTTCGTCGCAATGATCACAATGACCGCGACCAGCGCCATAACGCCCACGATGATCACACCGAGCGGGCTGATTGCGAACGCCAGAGACAGAGCGAGCCAGGCGGTCTCCATCGCCCCGATGATCGCGACCAGGCCTTCCCAGACTGCCACAGCCACGTTCCAGCCGATGATCGCCAGCTTCCACGCGATCATGGCGTCCGCGATCAGCCGGATCGTGCCCGGCGGCAACGCGTTGACGATGTCCACGATGGCCCTGCTGGTGATACCGATCACCGGAGCCAGCGCGACCGCCACGTCGGAGAGCGACTGGAAGATCTCACCGAAGGCCTTGACCGCTGCGGGCTTGACCTTCCCGACCGCGTCCGCGATACCGCCGATCACGTTGGCCAGCGCCGCACCGTTGGACTGGCCTGTGCCGGAGAGAATGTCCCAGACGTTCTGCGTCAACCTGAGCAAACCGGACAGGATCGGCCGGACCTGCGTCCAGGCGCGCTTCACGGACTCCTTGAAACGCTCCGCTCCGCCGTTCTTGCCCCACTTGTCGGCAGCCTTCCCGACACCCCCGATGTACTCGGACATTTTCAGCGCCCACGGACCGAACGCCCGGATGATCGCACCGCCCGCCGTGAGGAAGCCCCGGAACCCTCCGATGGTGTTCTTGAGGACCGGAACGCCGTACGTTTGCAGGAAGGTGACGAACCGGGTCAGGCCGTCGCCGCTCATCCAGTTCTTGAGGGCGTCCGCCACGTCCTGAGCGACCGGAGCGAAGTCCTTGACCAGAGGAATGAGCTTGGGCAGGGCCGCAGCAGCACCCTGGATGACCGTGGTGACCGGAGCCAGCGTGTACTTGCTGGTAGCCCCGATGAACGACTGCCAGGCACCCTTCGTCTGCTCGATGGACGCGTTGAACTTCTTCTCGGTCGGGGTGAGATCATCGATGGCCTTCTTGTGGGCCTTCTCCGCCTCCGTGACGTCCAGCAGCGCCTTCTTGTACGCATCGGTACCCGCCGTCGTCCCTGCAAGGCGTTCCTGGGCCTTCTCCAGGGCAATCTGGGTCAGGTCGACGGCCTTGGCGTGCGCCGTGGCCTGCTTGACCGCACCCATCGTGGCCATGCCGTAGATACCCATGGCGCCGCCCGCCGCGACACCGAACGAGGCCACAGCGGCTGTTGCTCCGCCCAGCAGCGTCGTCAGTGCGGGAAGCTGAGGGAGAACCGAGGCGATGAGCCCTGGAAGGCTGACAAGGGACCCCAGGTGCAGATTGAGGGGGTCCTTGATCCGCCGGACACGACGGGTGGTGTCGTCATCGTCGTCGTCCGGGTCGCCGTCACCGAGGTCCGGGACATGCGGGGCATCCGGGTCCGGATCGTTGTTGCTCGGACTCACCCGGGGACGGGGACCGCCGCCGGTCGTGTTGGTCCGGATCGTGATCGGAGCGGCTGCGGCGGCCCGAAGGGCGGCGAGAGAGGCAGCGGCTGCGGCCGTGTCCACGTCAGCGTGGATCGTGATCGTCCGCGCGTTCATGGCGGTGATCTCGGCATCTAGCAGAGCAAGTGTGGCGCGGGCAGCGGTGTCATCGATCTGGGCACGGATGTTGATCGTCGTGCCGTTTAATCGGTCTGCCTGGCCCTGTAACGCGGTGAGCTGGGTGGCTAAGCTGTCGTAGCCCGATAACGCGGCAGTCACGGAGACGTTGCGTAAGCTGGCTAACTCGTCCTTCAGCGCCTGAAGTTTGGCCTTGGCCTCGGTGTCGTCCAGGACGATTTTCGGGCTGTACTTCTGCTTCTGGAACTCTTCAGCGTCCTTCTTGGCCTGCTGAAGTTCCCTGTTGAACTCAGAGCGGTCCAACTTGAGGGAAGCCTCGATCGAACCGGCATTATAAGCTCCTGCCACTGGCCCGACCTTCCCGTTGCCCTCACGTACCGCATTGCGTTGCGGATTCCAAGATTACCTGCTAAAAGGGGCGATTAGCCATAGCCTAAAACGCTCGTGGGGTCGGAGCCTTTTAAAGCCCCGACCCCACGATCTCCACCCGGCACGGCGAGTCTTTTAGGCCCCTGAGGGCATGTCGTCCCAACTGGTGATTTCCTGCGCAGATCCTCCGCCGGAATCCCCGTCGTCGTCGTTGTACTCAGGGTCCTTGTTTAGCTGTTCGATGTACATCCGCTGGTCGTGCCAGGGCATGTCATCCCACTCGCGCCGAGTGATGTGGAAGAGTTTCAGCACCGTGTAATACAAACGGCGCTGGTCTTCTCCCCCGGTCAGTCCTTCGTAGCGCCCGTCAATTTTCCCGGGTTGAACTGCTCCTGGAGCCACTTCGAGAAGAGCACCTTGTGGCGCCACGGGAGCTTGGCCAGGGTCTCCATGGAGGGCATGTTCTTGCAGAGACGGGCGGTCAGCTCGTCCATGCGCTTCTCCAGCTCCTCAGCGCGCTCCGAGACGCGCTCCAGGTCTTCGTCCCCTAACGCGTCGGGGTCGATCTCCTGGACGTCCTTGTACTCGCGGATGACCGCCATCACGGCCTTGCGGTACCCCGCCATGGCCTGCTGGCTGGGCTCGGGAACGGTGCCCGTAGCCTCGGGACCCTCCACAAAGCCCGTGAAGTCGTAGTCGAGCGGTTCGACCGCCGTCGCTGCGTTGAAACCTGCCATGGTGCTGTAGCCCTTCTCGCTGTGCCGGGTGAATAGTTCGATGTGAGGGATCACGAAGGCCCTTTACGGGAGGGCTGCGGCCACCATTTCCTGGATGACGACCTGGTTCGGGGCGCAGGTGCCCTCGAACTGGAAGCTGTACATGCGCTTCTCGTTGGACCGGCGGAAGCTGGTGTCGACGTTGGTGCCGACGACGCCCATCGGGATGAGGTACCGGCGCCAGAAGCCCTGGACGTTGATGGTCTCCAGGCCGATCGCCCAGTAGTTCAGACCGTCCTGGAGCGTCAGGGTCTGGTAGCCCGGGATGCCGGACGCCGCTGCGGTGGTGACGAGGCTGCCACCGCCGTAGGCCCACAGTGCGTGCTGGAGGTTGTCCTCCGCGAGGTCGCCGGTGACCTGGTAGCTGTGGCTGTCGGCGATGACGAGCGCCGGGGTCGACTGCTCCTCGATGTTGATCGTCTTGGTGGACGTTCCGACCTGGAGCTTCCAGCCCTGGTCGGTGGCGCCGAGGTTCTGCCAGTTGCCGCCCCAGTCGGAGCCCTTGGCGACGGTGACCGCCGGTAACTGGGCCGGAATGAGGGCGTCGTACGGCTGGATCCAGGCACTCGCAACGCCGACGACGACGTTTTTCGGGTTCACTGCTCCGGGCGTAGTAATCACTTCCCTAAATAGCTCTCCCCGGCTAACCCGGAAAAGAGTCGTTTTCTTGGTCCGTGTTTGGTCGGCCTTACGCCCGGACCTTAAAAGCCTGCCAGTGGCAAGTATAAAGTCCTAGGTGATACTTGCCAACTGTCGGAATTTACGGGGTTTCGCGGTACCTGATGCCGTACTTCAGGCACATCATGCGCACGATGTCCGCATCCGCAGGCTTGTAGGCGGTACCTTCCTGAACCAGGTCGGGGAGGCCGATGTTCCCCAGTTCGAACCGGGTGTTCGGCTGGTTCAGGTAGAGGTAGACCAGCGGCTCCGGCGCGGCCGGTCCGGTCTCTGCGGATACGACCTTACGGACCGAAGCCTTTTCCGTAGGTGCCTTTTCGTCTGCCATGGGGAGTCCTTAGCTCTCGTAGATTCCGGATTCAGCTTCGACCACGTACATGGCCTGGAATGAGGGCCGGTTGGCGCTGTCCAGCGGCTGTCCGGAGGGACTGCCCTGTGGCGTGGAACCGAACCGGGAGATGTAAACGACTTGTTCCCCGCCAATGATAGGGCGGCCAGCGTTCATTATCACCTTGTCGATGTCCCGGGCCATTTGCTCGGTCTCGGCGAAAACGGCGTTCCAGGTAGCTGAATTGAGCCCCAGACGTCCGATGGTCTTCACCTGGAAGACGCGGGCTTCGATGTGCCCGTCGACCAGCATGCCGCCCCCGGGAACCGGGGTGACCACCAGGTACTTCCGGGGCTCCGACGGCGGACCCACAGGGCCCTGGTAAATGACCGGAGGGTCTCCGCCGCCGATGTCCTGCTCTCCCAGCCAGGTCATGAAGTCAGAAGTCAGCATCGAAGATCCCCAGCGCCTTCAGTTCCTGCTTGGCCTGTAGCTCCTCGGGAGAGAGCCTGTGGACGTTCGGTGCCCGGTGGTAGACCTGGTTCTCGCCGTCCAGCACCTCGGGGGAACCGGAGGCGCGCAGGTCGTGGAACTCGCGCGGGGCCAGCTCGAAATACTCCGAGTTGAGGTCTTCCATGCAGTCGGCCATGGCCTGCTGCATCGCCTCCCTGCCGTCCAGAATGGCGTCCGCGAGCTTGTGGAGGCAGTCCGGGTTCTTGTTCAGGAGAGCCGAGGCCAGGGCCAGTTCGATGCCGCCTCGCGGGTGATTGAACCCGATGCCCGTTTCTTGATAGTGTGCGTAGATTTGGTCGACTGTGAGAGACCCCGTCAGGTCAGTCTCCGTAGCCGCCAGAAGCTCTTCGATCTTCTCCCCGAAGGACCCCATCAGGCCCACCAAATCGGGGCGAGGTCGAAGTCACCCATCGAGAACATCGAGCCTTCGTAGTGGTTCACGACGGCCGGGTTGTCGGTGCGCTGCTGCGAGCCTGCGCCCGGCAGCGACAGCATGATCTCCCCGGTACGGATCTTCTCCAGGGTGTTCATCGCGCTCTGGGCCTTCACCTGCACCGGGTGCGTGGGCTGAAGGGGAATGCTGCCCAGGTAGGTGATCGTGGCGTACGAGGCCGCCAGGTCCCGGGAGATCATGCGGACGATCGGCGGGACGGCCCCGCTGTCGATCGGCAGTGCGTAGCGGGCGGTCAGGTAGCCGTCGATCAGGGCGTCGGCTTCATCGATCTTGTCCTGGATGTCCCCGTCCGCCATGGAGGCGGCGGACGTGGGGTCCAAGAGGCCGCCAGCGGCGAGGGCCGTACGGACGCTTACCAGTGTGGAATACGACATTACGGCCCTCCCCTCGTGCTGGTACTACTCGGCGGACTTGGCCGGACGGCCCGGACGACGCGCAGGCGCCTTGGGCTCCTCCGGGGCTTCCGGGGCTTCCGAAACCTCCGGAACCTCGCCGGGCTCACCCGAGACCACCAGAACACCCACGCCGTTGCGGACGTGGTACTCCGCCGTCGACCTGGGAAGGGCGATCTCCTCACCGGTCTGGATCGGAAGCAGGCTGACACCTCGGTCCGGGTGGAAGATCGACGTGTTCGGCCGGGTGACCCGGAACAGAACGTTCTCTTCTGCCATTTATGTGCCTCCTTGTGTCGCCGTGCCGGGCTTTGAAATAGCCGCAATGGGTCTTATCAGACAGACCCAATTCTGACACAAAAGTCAAGGCCGATCTATAGCAGGCTATTTCCCTGGGACGTACTTCTTACCGTTCAAGATGTCCGACAGAAGGGGCGCCGAAATGCCTTCCAGTTGCGCAAAGGCCGTACGTGTACCTCCGTGAGCTGCGAACTTGGCCCTGATCTCCTCCGCACGCTCTACTGTCATCTTCACCCGGGGCTTTCCACCGGACGGAATGTAATCCGGGTCCACCCACGTCTGGTTCGCCAGCAGGTAGGTGATGGTGGCCTTCACCACTCCGTACTCTGCGGCCAGACCCTCGTGACGGTAGTTACCTGTCGCGTACTTTTTCCGGATAGACCTGACCTTGGACCAGGTCAGTTCAGCAGCCGGGTTGCCCTCTCCCCGACGATGCTCCCCGCCCAAGTCGCTGAGCGGCGTGTACTCGGGGTCTTGCCACAGCTTGTTCTGAAGCACTTCCTGCACGGTGGACCGGTCAATCTCGAACCGCGTAGCAAGGTCGAGCTGCGTCCACTTGCGGGTGGCGAACAGTCGCCGGATCCGGGCAGCTCTCTTGCGATCCAGCTTGGTCGTCCCGTTGCGGGCCCTGTCGTCCGACTGCTCGGGCTTCAGACCCCACCGCAAGTTACTGGCGCGGTTGTTGAGCCGGTCGGAGTCCAGGTGCCTGACCTCGTGCCCCGGCGTGGGACAAGGGCCGTGAAACGCCTCGCAGACGAGTCTGTGCACGGGCCGGGAGTGCTTCTTCCCGTCCAGATGCACAGTCACCTGCAAGTAGCCCCGGTTGCCGACGATGGGCTTTACGACCGAGAGGGGGCCTGTGACCTGCCCGTCTTCACGGATGCGGTACTGGGTGAACGTGGGGTGTGTGAGTCCCTTCATGGCGCCAGTGTAGCGTAATAACTAGCACGAAGAAGCCCCCTCGGTTGAGGGGGCTTCTTTACGCCGCTGACCTGCGAGTATCGATCAGATACCCGTTATCACGCGTCCCGCTTTTGGCTGATCGAGGAAGATCGCGCTCTGGCGGACGACGTTGCAGCGCCACGTCTCGTTGGTGGAGTTGTGCTCCAGCGGCGTGACGTCGAGGGCGCGCTCGTCGGCGATGCCGCCGATGGTCTTGGCCTCCAGGAGGATCGCGGAGTTCGCCGGGACGCGCCACGACTTGACGATCTTGAACTGGCCGAAGAGCAGACCCGGCAGGGTCAGCCGGTCGGCGGACGCCGTACGGTCGGAACCGACGAAGTACTTGTTCATGTCGGAGTTGAGCGCCAGGTCCATGGCACGCGCGTGGTGCAGGATCAGCGTGTCCGGCTCGAAGCCGAACTTGGCGACGCCCGTCTGGTTGGTCGACTCCGCGTCGGCGAGCTGGATGGCCAGCATCGCGTTCGCCAGCGTGGAGCGGACGTCCGTGGCGGTCGCCCAGGCGGTACCCGAGGCGGTCGACGCGAGACCGGCGATGGCCGCCGAGAGGAACGCGTCCTCCCAGGCTGCCTTCATCGAGTTCACGACCTGCGTGATGCTCGTGTTGACGCGGTCCATGTCGTTCCGGCGGCGCATCTCCTCGGTGAACTCGATACCGAAGGCACGCTTGATGGTCCGCGCCGCCTTGCCGATGCCGAGGTTCGCCGTGATCAGCGGGATCTCGCCGCCCTCAGCGACCACCGAGGGGCCGCCGTTGGCGTAGAGCGGAGTGGACTCGTTGTACAGGACGACGCCGCTGGGGACGTCCTGCACCTTGCGTAACACCGTGTCGGTGATGAACTGCTGGTCGGCCAGGGAGAGAATGCGCTCCTTGATGACCGCAGGCCGCTTGAGCAGGGTGTTGACTGTGAGGCGGTAGCCGTCGTTGCTGGAAACGGTTCCGACCGTGGTCTGAGGCATGTCTCAGTCGTCCTTTCGGGATTCTTCTCGGGATCAGACGCCGAGACGGAGGTCGACCGGGCCGGTCGAACCGTTGGAGATGGCGGCCTGGGCGATGCCGATGATGGCCGCCGGGGAGTCCGTGCCGGACACCCAGGGAACGACGGTGCCTGCGGCACCGGCCTTGAGGACGTCGAACGCGGCGACGGCGCCACCGGCCAGGAGGTTCCAGACACCGGCCTTGGAGATCGCGACGTAGTCCGTGATCGTGGAGGCGTCGAAGGCCTTGCGGGTCACTCCGGTGCCGTACGTGATGTCCGCGTCCGGGACGGACGTACCGACCGCGTCATCGGTGGCGACGCCAGCGACCTTCAGGGAGGTCACACCGGCTTCCTGAATCTTGGTGGTGCTGGTCTCGGTGACGAACTCAACCAGGCGCCCGGCGCGGACGGCACCGGAGCTGATGACCTGGAAGGTCTGCGGGGAACCGGACTTGAAGACGGGGCTCACACCCATGATCTATCTCCTTCGAGAGGTATCTGCCGGGAGCCCCGGTCAGTGACGGCCGTACTGCTCGCCCCACAGGGACGCGAGCTTCTTGTCTTCCGATGCGGCCATGGCCTCACGGTCGTCGCTCTCCGGGGAGTAGCTGTGACCGCGTTCGCGGGCCAGGTCGATGTAGCCGGTAGCCGAGTCGAGTAGCTGCCGGACGATGGCGGAGGCGTCGACCGTTTCGATCCCGCCCACCTGGTTGGAGAACTCCAGCGTCGCGGCAGGGCCCGCGATGAGGACGGGCCGGGCCAGGTCGACCAGCGCAGCCGGGACGCCCTTGCGGACGTATTCGGCCTTGAGCGTGTCGAACTGCTGGAGGGCCAACTGGTGCTGGAGCGTCGCGACCTGGTTGGACAGGCTGACGATCTCGGGGCCTGCCTCGTTGGAGAGGCTGACCGCTCCGGCTCCGACCAGTTCCCTGGTGGGCTCGGTCTCCGCTGCGGCGGACGCGGCTTCGGCCGCTGCCTCCTCGGCGACGGCTTCGGCTTCCACGGAACCCTCGGAGGCTTCGTCCTTCGCGCGGGCGGTCTCCCACAGCGCGGCGAAGTCCTCGTCGGAGAGGTCGTCCAGGTCGGCTGCGTCGGTGCCGAGTGTGGGGTCTTCGGTGCCCAGGCCGCTGTTGAAGTCTCCGGTGCCCAGGCGTTCGGCCAGTTCGGCGTCGGTCGGCTCGGTGTCGGCAGCAGGCTCGGTGTCGGCAGGGACCTCGGCGTCCGCGTCGGTGTCGTCCGTGGAGAGCCCCAGCTCGGCGGCCAGCGCCTCCAGTTCGGCGTCCGTGAGGTTTTCCACGGCCGCCTCGATGTCCTCCTCTGAGGGGAGGCCCATCTCCACGTCGTCGGTGTCGAGGTCCAGCAGACCCGGCCCGCCCGGCTCTTCGATCAGTTCGTCGGAGTCGTCGGCGTCGATGGAGGCCTCAGCGGTGTCGGCCGGTACGAACGCGGAGGCGAAGATCGCCAGTTCGTCGTCGGTCATGTCGAGCGCTTCGAGGTCTTCTACGGTCATGTCGGTAGCCGTGGCCACCTGCTGTAAATGGTCGGCACGTGTGGCCATGTGCTCTAACTCCTCGTATGAGGTCGCTGACAGGTCAATCACGTTTTCGACGGCCACCCCGTTGGACAGAGCCACCTCTTCCCAGGTGCCGAGGCCTGGAATGACCGGGTCTAACGTGCCCAGAACATGCTGAAGCGCCCGGGGGAATTGCTTCCCGTCCGAGCGCTGGTAGTTTTCAAGGATCCGAGCGGACACGCCTAACTTGGGGTTCTGCTCCAGAACCTTGGCAGCCTCAGGGGTGACCTGGATCGTGGCGTACAGACCGTCCGAGTCGACCTCAACACTCTGCACCTCGCCCCGAAAGCGTTCCGGGTCGAGTGTGTGCGAGTTGTTGGTGTCAGCCAGCATGAAGGCAACCTGGTCGTAGGCGCCCGCAGTGAAAGAGTTCGCCAGGTCAGCGAGGTAAGCGTCATCGAAGGAGATCTTCCGGCCCCGGTAGTTGATCGTGGCCTTGGGAAGGATCCTTTTCCGGTACACCTTGTTGGACAGCGCGACGGCGTCACCGTCATCCTGGGGGGATAACAGTAATTCGCTCTCGGCCATCCTCATACCTCGCTTGCCTTATTGACTGCGCTTCATAGTACTGAATAATCCTAGTATTGGCTATCATCCCGACCCGGTTCAAGCAAGGGGCGAGACGGGGTGAAAAAGCCCGTCCGGAAAACAGGCCATAATCAGGGGTTAGCTGACCCGCACCACTTCAAGCCAGCTACCCGCGCCTAATACGGCGGCTTGTCCTGCGGTACCGCTGGCAAAGGTGAGCACGAGGTTTCCGGCGGTCGAGGAAGTAGTCAACTGTCCGGAAAGAAGAGCCGTTTTATTCGCTCCGGAACCCGTCCACGAGTCCACACCCGTGAGGGTCGCAATGCTGGTGGCCGTCGCATCGCCCCAGACCATCGTTGCGCCTGCCGGGCCGGTGAAGGAGTGCGTGAAGCTCACGCCCGAAGGGCTCTGGATGACCAGGAATGCCCGCATCTGGTACGTAGCCGAGGCCTCCACCGCAACCGTCAGGTAGGTAGACGCCGTCTGTGTCACCGTGCTGTTGCTCTGAAGAGCCGTAGCTATTACGGGCACGGTGTTCCGGAGAATGATGTTGGCCCCGTTGGACTGGCGGACCTTCACCACCCCGCCTTCGGCGTACAGGATGGCGCCGGAGGGGCTGGCGTTCGGAGGCGTGGTGACGTTCGTGAACGCGATCACGGATCCGGTCGCCCCGCCGAAGGTCCCGGTGGTTCCCAGGCGCAGGTTGGACACCTGGCTGGTGCCTGATCCGGTGAACGTCGTACCGGACAGAGCACCTGTCAAGGTACCGCCGGTCAGCGGGAGATAGCGGCTGTCGACCGGGTCTCCGGTCGTACCTCCGCCCACGTTCCCCCGCGACAGAGTGTTCGGCGCATTCAGATCCATGGCGGCGACGCTCAGGCTACCCACAGTGACCAGGGTGTTCCCCTGGATGTTGTTGGTACCCGAACCGCCTACGTTCTCTTCCCGGATGAGGGAGCGTGCCGCGCCGTTCGCCGCAGCAGACACGAGAGTGTTGCCCTGGACGGTGACGTTGACCGCCCCGCTCTCCAGGTGGATCCCCGAGACCGTTCCGGCGGTACCGGTCGCACCGACGTTCACGGCCGTGTTGTCCACGATCGTGTGATTGGTGCCCGTAACGAAGATGTTGTCACCACCGACCGTATCGAACGTGCAGTTCGAGACCGTGGTGTTCGAGACGGCCTGGATCCGGACGCCCTTGGTGGCGTTGGTGACCCCTCCGATGAAGGAACAGCCCAGGATGAGCTGGGACCCGGCCAGGTCCAGGATGCCTACGGCAGTCGAGAAGGTCGTGCCGCCGGAGCCCCCGAGGTATTCGAAGTCGCACCCGATGATCCGGTTGTCGTTGTTGGACGACAGGCTGATCCCACGGCCGGGACCGAGGGCAGACATGGACTGGTCGAAGAGGCAGCCCATGACCTTGTTGCTGGCCCCGAACGCCCCGCCCGTCATCCCCCCGAGGTACAGCGCGTCGTCACGGCAGCCGGTGAAGTGGATGTTGTCGAACATGCAGGACACCGCGCCGATGGCGTTGATGCCGCCGGAGGAACCGAGGGAGCCCTGCTGTGCGCAGTTCCCGTCGATGGTCAGATCCCGCATGGTGATCCGGGTGTCTGCTCCGGTCATCTGGAAGATGAAGCAGTTCTTGTTGGGCATGAGCTTGATCCGGCTGCCCATCCCGGAGCCGAGGATGGTCAGGCCCTCCCCGGCAGGGATCGTGATCGGCGCGCTCACGAGGTAGATCCCGGCGGGCAGGTACACGGACGTGTGGGCGGAGGACGCGTCGTTCACGGCCGCCTGGAGGGCTGCCCGGTCGTCGGTGACGCCGTCGCCCTTGGCGTTGTAGGCCGGGCTCTTGGCGTTGATTCCGGCGCTGGCTCCTGGGCCTTCGATGGTGAGCATCGTCAGCCGCCCTGTCCGGTGTTACGCCGGGATAAGTCGCTCTGCATCCAATTACTCCTGGTTCGTCAGCCAGATCCCATGGTACGGGCTTGATCGCACCCCTGGAAGGCTTCACAGGCTTGGTTGCAGCGTCTGTTGCAGGGCTAGCAGGAGAAGGCCCTCGCAGCGCTTGAAAGCCTTCCAGAGGGGGTCCGGGGCGGTTACCCCTTCTGGAAATATGAGGTCGCCCCAATGCGTGTGCGCGTGTGTGCGTACGTGGGTCATATCTGAAACAGGGGTAACGGGGTAACCTGAGTACATACATGCAGGTCAGAGGGTATTTTGTGGTTACTTTTTGTGGGGTAACTTTGGGGTAACCAAGGGGTAACCAGGGGTCTTGAGTCGTTGTTGATCTTGAAGTGACTGTGTTCATGTCAGGCGGTTACCCCACTGGTTACCCCCTCAGGGGTAACCCTGGACACGGCATGATCACGTGTTAGGGTGTGCACTCCCAACGCAAGAACCCCCCGACCGGTCGGCACCAGTCGAGGGGTTGAACGAGAGGTCTAGCTCTCTATGACCGACAATATCTCCCCTCCCAACCTGGTGGCAACCTTGACCGCCTCCACCCCGGTTACCCATGCCACGCTCGATACAGGCTGGCTGATGACCAAGGACGGCGTCATACACGTGATCACACGTGGGCGCGACCCGCAGGATTCCTCCCAGTACATTCTGGATGAAGAGCCTTACGGCAATTTCGACATTGTGGCCCTCGGCATCATCGCGGACGACAAGACGGAGCGCCGGGCCTGGGACGTCGTGATCAAGCGCCAGGACGACGGCAAGGAACTGCGCCGCATCCTGGACGAGAAGACGCTCGCCGACAGCAAGAAGCTGACGCTGTGGCTGACGTCTGCCGGAGTCTCCGTGATGTGCCCGGACGGTGCCCTCGGCGGCGGCGTGGCTCAGGGGGTCCGCCTGCTGCGCTACATCAACGCCCAGAAGCCCCCTGAGGCCACGATCGTGGACCAGGTGGGGTATCACCCCGACCTGAACATTTTCGTAGCCCACGAGGGCGTCCTGAGGCCTGGAGAGACTGAGTTCGACCTCACCGCCCCCTATCGCCCGTCCGCGCAGCTCGCTACGTCGGGAGACGCCCCCTTCGCCTACGGCTTTGCGCCCAAGGGCCTGGAAGAAGTACGGGACGTACTGTCACAGGTTCTGACGTTCCATGACGAAACGCCCCTCGCGGTCGCGGCGTCTTGGATGGTCATGAGCCTGGTGCAGTCCGCGATCATCCGGCACACCAGTCACTTCCCGGTCCTCGCGGTCGAAGCCCCCTCCGGATCCGGCAAAACCACGGGCGCGCTGTCGATGCTCCGTCAGGCGCTCACGGGGAATACCTCCGGCCCCTCACAGGGCACACTCCCTGACCTGCGCCAGAAGATCGCTTCCACCCGGTCCGGATTCGTGCACGTCGATGACCTGGACGACCCCAAGACCGTTTTCGAGATGCTGCGGCTGTCGACGGCCGACGGAACGAAGATGATGCGCTCCCACGCTTCCGGGTTCACGGCCTCCCAGCACTCCCAGATGACCGGCACGGTGCTGCTGACCGGCGAACACCTGGGGCTGAAGGCGCAGAAGGCCCTGGCGGATCGTTTCATCTCGATGGAGCTGACCGATCCGACCGACCGCAAGTCCCAGATCCCGGGTCGTGAGCATCTGTCCCAGTGGACTGACGTCACGGCCCTGATGCGCCGCTACCCGGGCACCAACGGCCTGACCGCCGTTGCCGGGACCGTCGTCGCGGAGATCCTGCGTTGGCTCGATGACCTTGAAGCTCTGCTGGATGAGGTCAAGCCGTGCTCCGGACGTCTCGGAGACAAGTACGCGACGATCTTGGCAGGGGCCTGCTTCGTGGACCACCTGCTCGGGGATCAGAAAGCATGGTCCAAGAAGGGCGCGACGTATGAGCGCGTGGCGGCCTGGGTGAAGGAAGACCTCAAGACGGCCAACGCCTGGGACAACGCGCTGACGTCGGAAGTCCTCGTGTGGGCGCTGCACGAGTACGGGGAGTGGTTCGGGGTCGCGCCGGATTCGTTCGAGCCGATCAAGATCTCCGGGAAGACGTTCATCAACGCCCCGGCGTTCTACAAGGATTTCGGCATGGAGGGGGAAGGGGTCTTCATCCACCCGCGCACCCTCGCGGACGCCTGGCGTGCGCACAAGGGCAACCAGGTCGAGGACCGCGTGCACTCGGCCGCCGCGATCGTTGCCCAGGCCAAGGTCGCGGGTTTCACGGAGAAGGTCATCAAGATCCAGAACAAGTCGGTGAAGGGCTGGGTGCTCCTCGGGGACCGGGTCGGCGTCATCCGCGACCGCGCCAGCTAGCCCTGAATACCCAGGAAGCCCCGGACCTGGAAAGGTCCGGGGCTTCCTGCTGTCCGGCAGGTCAGTCGGTGCTCCGGTTCAGCCGCTTCTGCACGGCCTTCTTCACCAGTCCCGCCTTGAACGCCTTGCGGCGGTCCGCCTGATCCTTGAGGACAGCCGCCGTCATTTCGGGGGTTACGTCCTTCGAGTGGATATCCCACACGATGTCGCCATCGTGGTATTGCTGCCGTTCCGACCGCTTGTCCGAATCCGTGTCGCGTTCGGGGTTCTTGCTGGTCACGTCCATCATCTCCTTTCCGCGAGTTTAGAGCAGGCTGCCGTCGTCAACCTGGTGGCCGTCGTCCACGACCTGTACAACCACCTTGCGGGTGTTGCCAACCTTCGTGTCCGAAATGACCCGGAATTTCGTGCCTCGGTTGAGCAGGATCTCCTGCTCACTGCTGTCGGCGAACTTTGAACCCGTCGTGTGGTTCAGATCCAGAACCCGGCGGCCCTTCGGGATCTGGATCTCCATGTGGAAGTCCCCGTAGAACGGGCTCTTGCCCTTTGTGGTGGAGCCGTACCCCTGGTCGGTGTACTCGGCACCCGGCGTCATCGGCGGCGGGAACGCGTCGAACGGCTTGTAACCCTCCATTACGCGGTGGGTCACGATGTCCTTGTCCAGCGGAGGTACCGCCGCGAACGCTTCATCAGACGACTTGATGTACTGGTCCCACTGGGTCCCGGCGGGGTAGCCCAGCGGCGGGTGCGTACCGATGACGGTGTACTTCCCGTTCTCGTCGTAGCCGTGGATCTTCGCGCCGCGAAGCTGCTCGTTCATCCCCGTGTAGCCCGCGTTCGACGTGTACATGAGCGGGCCCTTCTTCTGGGACGGGGTCGGCTTCCAGTCGCCGTTGGCGCTTACATTCGGAGCGATCAGGATGAACCCGGCCGCGTGACTCGTCGGGAACAGGGCCTTGGTCTTCTCGTCCATGCTCATGGCGGAGTTGACCGAACCGGCCTTGGCGCCCGTCGCGAACTTCGACGGATCGAACGGTCCTGTGGAGTGCTTGGCCGTCCAGGCTTCCTGGGCCTTCGCGTACTCCGCCTTCATGGCGGGTGTGGCGTTCGGGCCGTGAGCCTGGTCGTACAGCTCCTTCATGAGGACCGCGTTGGACTTCTTGTCCCCACCCAGCCCGGTGAACATGGTCATCTGAACCGGCATGTCCGCAGCCGCAGCCGCGTCCGGGTCCAGGCCCAGGGACTTGAGGTACGTCTTCGGCTTGTGGGCTGCAGCGGCGATTTCCTCTGCGGTCGCACCGGCGGCCTTCGCCTCCGCCTTCAGATCCTCGTCCTTGTCGTAGTCCCAGGCGTTGGCGTTGCCCGCCAGGTTGTGCTCGGCCAGCAACTGGAGTGCGAACGACTTGCTGCCTGCGTCGGAGGCCTTCGCCGGAGACGGTGCGCTTGCAGCCTCCGGGCCCTTGAGCCACTGACTGTTGCCGATCCCCTTCTTGAACTCGGCCAACGCCTCAGGGTTCGCGGCAGCCCATTCCTTGTGGCTGTCCGCGCTGATCGTCTTGGCGCCGTGGTTGTTCGCCATCCACTCGGCAGCCAGCTTGGCTTCCTTCTGGGTTTTGAACTTGTCGCCCAGGGTGTAGCCGTCGGCCGAAGAGACGTGCCAGCCGGTGCCGCCGACCTTCTTGTGGACGACCAGACCCTTCGGGCCCGCCAGGACCGGGTGCTGTTCCGTTTCACCGCCGACCTTGAGGCCTGCGGTGGCCTTGGACCACTTGGCCTTCGGCTTGGGCGCCTCCGCCTTCGGAGCCTCGGGGGCTGCCGGGGTGGAAGCCTTCGTCGCGCCTGCGGCCGTCTTGCCCTCCAGGCCCTTCAGGACCGCATCCGGCTGGTGGAAGGCCTGGGCGATCTCCTTTTCGGAGGCACCGGCGGCGACGGCCTTTTCCTCCAGCACCGTGGCGGTTCCGTACTTCCAGCTCGACGTGTTGTCGGTGTGCTCGTGCTCCGCCAGGGCCTTGAGCGCGGCCTCCTTCGGCGTCAGCACGTTGGCGGAGGCGGGTGCCGTCTTGGTCGCGGCGCCCTTGCTCGTCAGGTCGGCCACGAACTTGTCCGGGTCGTCCAGCGCCGCGTCGATCTCGGACTGCGTCGCCCCCAGGGCCTTCGCCTTGTCCTTCAACTCGTTCGAGGTGTCGGGCTCCCAGTTTTCGTCGTTGGCCGGGGAGTTGTGCTCCGCGAACGCCTTGAGAGCCGTTTCCTTCTGGGACAGACCCGATGTGGCTTTGCCCTTCGCAGCTACCTGGGTGCCTGCGGGCTCCCCGTGGTGCGCGGAGTGGATCTCTGACAAGGAGGCGCCTGCGTCCTTGGCCTTCTGGATCTGCGTGCTGCTCAGCGGCTTTCCGGCCTGGGCGTTCTCGGTGATCACCTTCAGCGCGGCGGCCTTGGAGTGCTCCGCGTTGTGCGCCGCAGATGAACCGGCCTTCGCCTTGTCCGGGAGCCCGTTGTAGAGCTTCTCGAAGTCCTTGCCGAGGTCGTTCTTGTGCTTGACGATGTCGTCCAGGAAGCCCTCCACCGTGGAGTGCCCGCCGGGCTTGTGGCCGTTCTTCAACGCCTGGACGGCGTACGGCTTGAAGAGCGCCTTGAACTGGTCGTCCGGAAGATCCTGGAGTGCCTTGATCGTCTTGGCGAAGTCGTTGTCCCCGTTCGGGTCGGGGAGCTGGATCTTTCCGGCTTTGGCTGCGTTCCACAGCTTCGGGTACACCGGCACGTCGGAGCCCAGCGGCGGGTGCGTCTTCGTCGGGTCTGAGTTGACTCCGAACTTGAATGCCTGCCCCTGGTCGACCTGGGTGAGCTTGCCGTCGGCCGTGCGCATCCACTGTCCCGAGTGGGTGTCCTGGTTGCCGGTCGCGGAGTCCATCACCTGATGCTTGAGCATGGCGAGGATGTCCTCTTCGGACAGCTTCTCCGGGTTGAATCCGCCGTTGGGGAAGGCGTCCTTGGCGCCCGGCATCATGCCCTGGAGGTGGCCGTCCTTCGTCGGGACGAACACCGGAGTGTCCAGGCCGACCTTGCGGTGCAGGGCCGCGACCGCCGGGTCCAGGACCCGGGAGTAACCCTGGCCGTCGACCTTCTTGAGCCACTTGTTCCCGGCTTCGTCCTCCATGACCTCGGAACCGTGGGTACCGAGCTTCTTGCCCGTACCCTTCAGTGCGCCGACGGGCTTGAGCGGGAAGTCGCCTTCCGGGGTCTTCGCCGGGATCTTGGCTGACGGAGGCGTCTTGATTTCCGTCGCCTGCTTGGCCGTCGCCGCGTCCGCCGCGTCCCCGTGGTGCGCGATCAGGTTCTTGTACTTGTTCTGGGCGAACGCGCTCGGGTTGTCCTTGGCGTTCTCCGCTGCCAGCGCCTTCGCTGCTGCGAGACCGGCAGCCTGGTGGTCTTCCTTCTTGCCGGTCATCTCGGCGAGGTCGGACAGCGCGGTGACCTTCATCGGGTGGTGCCCGATCTCGTCCGCGATATCCGCAGCCTGCTTGGCCTTCTGCGCGGCGAGTTCCTTGTCCCCCGCCTGGATCGCGTCTTCGGAGTCGTTAAGAAGCTCTCCGGCCTGGCTGAGTTTGGCCTTCTTCTCCTCCTTGGCCTTCAGGTCCGGGTCCTGCGACGCGGCGAGCTTCTTGGCCTCGGCAGCGTGGAACTTGGCGGAGTCTTCGTGGCTCTCCGCCAGGGCGTTCCAGCCCGTTTTCTTGGCGGCTTCGGCGGCGTCCAGGTGGGCGCCCCCGGCATCCAGGTGAAGGCCGGTGAGCTGCTGAGGAGTTGCGTTGCCTTCGTACTTGGCGTTGTGGGCCGCGTCCGTGGCCGTGTACGCCTTGGCGCTCGCGGCGTCAGCCGCCTGGATCAGGGCCTTCTTGGAGTCCTCTGCCGCCTTCTTGTCGGCGTCTTCCATCGCGTTGCTGATGTCCTTGGCGTGGTTCTGGTGCGCGGTGACCTCAGCGTCGTGCTCGTCGGCAAGCTCTTGGTCCCCTGCCGCCTTGGCCGCGACCTTGGCCTTGAGGTGCGCCTGAGCAGCCGCGAGATGGGCGTTTGCGCCTTCCGGGTTCATACCCGCGCCGTCCGTAGCGTCGGACGCCTTGTATGCCGCCTTGGACAGCTCGTCGGCCTTCTTCTGCACCGCCTGCTGCTTCTCGTGCTGCTTCTGGAGCCCACCCGCGATCAGGGCGTGCTTGGCCTGGGACTGCTTGTGCTCGTTGGCGGACTCGTCGTTGCCGACATGTTCGTGCGAGTTCGCAGCCTGCCCGTGCGCCTGGGCGGCCATGGTGTGCGCCTGGATCTGCGCGGGAAGTTTGTCGCCCTCCTCGCTGGAAAGCACCGCGTTCTGGGACGCCCCATAGGCGTTGTCCGACATTGTGGCGGCGGCCTTGTCCAGCGAATCGTGTGCGGCCTGCTGCTTCGCGGCGATGCCCTCGTGCTTGCCGACCGCCTGGCCGTGCGCCTCGGCGACGAACTTGTTCCCGGCCGCCTCGTTGGCCGCCTTCGCGTCCGCGTGGGCCTTCG